CTCCCCTATAAAGGGAAAAATTTTAAGTTATTGATAATTTTTTGCCCATTTTTTTATTTTTTTTACAACACTTTAATAGCTTGGGCATATTGTGTGTGTGCGTAGCATAGCCCAGGACTAAGATATATCTTTGCTAATGTTTTGCCAATAGCTTGAGCCTATACATTGCCATCTTTATACTGCAATCCAACCATGCGCACATAATCGTCATCGGTGTACTGCACTACGCCATGCGCTGTGTAATGTAGATATATTCCTTTGCCTTCATCCTGCGTCTTGAGCGTGTGGCAAGCCGCGCACAATGATTGGAATAGGTTTAGCCGGAACTTTGCTGGATCACGCCGATGTGGGAACACATGGTCAACATGATTTGCTGCTGTGATCTTTCCCTCGCTTTGGCATCGACCGCACAATGGTTGGCGCGATAGCTGTGATGCTCGTATCTTTTCCCATACCCGTTGCCCGTATAGCTTTAGGTTAGCTTTTGCCTTTTCGGAAAAGCCGCCGCCATGTTGGATGCAAAAGGTTGAGCGCCCGGTCTTAGGGTTTTGGCACCCCAACTCTCGGCACTTGGTGTTAAGCGGTGCGGTTGGCATCGAATCAACAACTTTATAAAAACAAACATTCTTGGATCGGCGCAATTGCTCGATTCCAATACAATGCGCTTTGATGAGATTCAATCCGTTCGCGCATTAGGGCAGCTCTTGATTCCTTTGTCGGTGGCGTATATGTGCCGCGCCATGCGTTATCAATTCCGATGTTTTGACCGATGTTTGTACTATCAGCCGAAGCAAATGGAAACTTTGTAAATACGTCAGGATTCAACATTCGCAACCCATGAATTTTCGCTTTGGGCAATCCATGCTCATCACAAATGACGTTCATAGCTTCAGCCATCCGATTCCACCAAGCATTTGTGCCGATGTCAGCAAAATCACCAGACGAACCCAAACAAATTCTAGGGTAATTAGCAACCAACCGATCCAGCCGATCTAAGCTTTCGTGCAAATGCCAAACTGGTGCGCCAATATGCGCTGGAAATGGAAACTCTGCCAAAAGCGCATCATTTGCAATTTCATCGCCATCAATGACATCGGGAATAACCGCAAAATCAAAAGATGGATACCGACACAAGCCTTGCACCCAATCATAAAATGGCGACCAATCCTCAACTGGATTTCCTGATTTCCACGCACTGAAAGCGCCATTATCAACAGCAAACGATTGTGTTGCTTCCAACGCCAATGCCAATTGATCAGGATGTCGGAAGCTTACAAATGCGTGCCCACCTGAAATCGCTCGTAATGCCGCCGTTGCTGGCGTTATTGGCAATCCATGATAGTGAATCATAAAGTGCCGCGAATTGTTTCAACTTCGACACCATCATGAACTGCTTTTAATATTTGTTTGGTGTTTGGAAATTGGTAAATTAGTCCATCTGCAATTTTTTCGTGATATTCAGATTGCCACAATTCACAAGCAATTATAATTTTTTCAACAAAAATTATTTCTTTTGCCTGTATTTCCAAATCATAAAAAATTTGTTTCCCGTTATTTGGGCAAGTAACCGCAAATTTGTGTTTATAACAATTCATCTTAAATTATCCTGTCTTATCGTAGGTTGCCGGTCTTTCCCGGCAGTCAGTCGGTTGCCCGACAAGCAAACAGCAAACCTCTGCGGCATGGGCGCATATGCTGAATGATGCTTGCTTATTCTGCTGATTCTGCTGGCGCTGCTGATGCTGCTGGTGCTGGTTCAGGTGTTGGCTTGGGCGATCTCATCAATGCAGCCAAGTGTTCCAGCGCAACGTATTCAGCCGTGTCGGGCTTGGCTTTAGCCATCCGAGCGTTGATTTCTTTTGGATCAAGCGTTTCCAGATAGCCTGCTGCTGCCTGTGCGAGTGATTGGTAGGTGGTGGTCAAATGCTCGATGGCATCGTCAAGTGCTTTGCTCATATCAAATCCTTATTTAAGAAAACGCAATTTGTACATCGTCGAATCGATCTGGTCGGTAATCTCATCGGCAAGGTTTTGCAGTTCAGAATCTTCGCCGATATATGGTCGGCAAGCCTCGAATTCGTTGCGCAGTTCGGTCAGATAATCCAGCGGTTTCATGCCCTCGTAGGATTCTTCGCCTTCGCCATAGCCGCGCAATATCTGCTGATTCTTGCCCTGCCATGCCTCGATCAGCGCATCGACCAAATCGGGAATTGCTTCATAGTATTCGCCAAGCGCCATGTGTTCCGCATAGCTTTCGCTTTGCAAATGCATGATGTGCGTGACCGTTGCCGAGTGCAGCAGATCAAACATCATTTCGCCAAGCGATTCGTTTAGTTCGTCGCTCTTGACCGCCTGCCCGTTCTTGATTGAAAAAGTAACCATATCGACCCCTAAGTGTTCTTGATCAGAATTCCTTCAATGATGATGCCTGCTGGCATCGTTCCAGACGCAGCCGCTACCTGCCATTGCAAATCGGTCTTTTGCGTATATGGAAACGGTATGCAGCGCCGGGCGTTGTAGTTCAGCGCAAATGGCGATTGCAGCACCACATATGTCGTGCCATTAGTATTGTCTGTCGCGTTTACCCGATACAAGCCGTATGCATTACCGCCGCCGCCCTGATTGTTGTACGCATCGACCCGGTACAGGAAAAACGTATAGCCATCCGGCACCGAGTAAACCGACATTTGTGTGCGCCCAATGCCTGCGAGTATCTCGCCATAAATGGCAGTCTTGGCAGCGTCACCAATCAAAATATTGCCAACCGGATTTGCATAAACTGCATCGGTTGCAAATGCGCTGTTGACCCGGATGAATTGATTGGTGGTCAGTACGCCTGTGGTGCCGTTGGTCAGAATGATCACCTCAGTCTTCGGCAACCAGTTGGCATCAAGCCCACTGATAACGATGCGGCAATTAACATCGGATGCCGAACTGCTATAAACCAGCAGGTTTAACGGTGCAGCCGGGAAGTTATAAACAGTATTTCGTTCCCAAGCTGGAATAAATGTTGTGCCGACCGATGCCTGATAGCCGAAGATATTGACCAGCGTGTGCCCGGTGATCATGCCCCGCGCAACCTGCAATTCAAATGCTTCGGTGCGTTCGTATTGGGTGATCGATGGGTTGTATATCATTCTGCCGCCTTATATACCGCTTCAAGTGCCATTTCGGGCGAATTAATTACCGCAATCTGCCCTCTCCAGCCATGATGCCATAAATGTTGTTCCGGTGTAAGTGCCTGCGCTGATAACGGTTTTTTGCCATCTTTAATTTCGAGCAATACGTTTTTGCCCCGGTAGCCACACACCAAGTCCGGAAAGCCTTTACCCATGCCGCTAGTGACCGCGACCGATATGTGATGCTCTCGCAGATAATTGACAATCTGCTTTTGGTTGTCATCGACACGCGCAATTTTCATGGCTTGTATTTGTGTTCAGCTTCCAGCACCCGAAGATCGTTGGCGGCATCCGATACGCCATGCCAATCGCATCGACTAACCATCAATTCCAAATACCTGATCAGCGTTTGGCGATGCATTCTAAATAATTCCTGATCTGCAAATTCAGCGTTTGTCATACCAATCTATCCTCTTTTGTATTTTGGCATCTTCTGCCCGTGTGAATTTACTGCAATCATGGTCTTTTTCCAACGAATAAAAGGTTGCCATCGTCATCAAGCAAAGCCCAAACCCGTGTTGCGACATCGTTTTGTCTTTGCGCAGATCAAGCCAACGACATTCAATACACTTCATTGCAAATATTTCAAGTTTGATGCCGCCGATTGAAATTCCAGCGCCACATGGTCGCTACCGCTTCGTAAAATTGCTTCGGCTTTGCCTTTATCGCCCACTAGCACTGGCACGTTAAGCGGAAAGCCATGTTGGGCGTTTTGGGCGTTAGCGATGCCAATTAGCCGGGCTTGGTGTTCCGGTATTTCCTCGCGCATCACAAAGCCGCGATACCGATTCTCAAATTGGTTTTGCACAAAAGGCCATTCATCTTCGCGCTTATTACCCAAGCTGATCCAGCCGCCCATATCCTCAATCACCCGGTGAATGATCGGATCGTCAAAAACGACATCCTGATATGTGCCGACCATGCGAATCGCCTTATCCACTTTTGACCATGCCTGCGAAGCTTGGTCAACCGTTCGACCCTTAAGATATTTTGCAACATCCGCAATCTTCGGCATAAACTGTCCGGTGTCCGGGTTTTGCGTATGTGTCCAAAATGCCTTTTCGACCGCTTCGAAATCGTATTGCCGCAGCCCTTCCCAATAAAGCCGCATTACGCCTTTGCTGATTTGCTTGCCGTAATAGTCGGAAATTCCGTTTAGCATCACAAAGAATTTGTCGATGTCGTTGTTATGCATTTTTCAACTCCGCAATAAGTTCAGCCGCGATCAACTCATTTTGCGTTTTAACGCTGCCAACAATACGCTGTGGCGCTTTTCGTTGGTTGCGTACCCAATTGCGCCACGTCGCTTCCCAATCGGCTTTAACGGCTTTTTGACCGGGTTGCGATACCCAATAATCGCGGAAAGTGTCGGCAACTTCAAGCGCATTCAAATCTGGTCGTTCGTTTTCACAAAATGCAAGCATCCGATCAGTTGGCTGCCAGTCATTTGGCAACCGCGAAGCGCGTTGCGTCTTTTCCTTTAATACTGGTTCTTGGTTATTGGTTATTGGTTTATGGTTATTGGTTGGTTGAACATCCGTACTAACGGGCGTTGAACGTCTGTTCGCCCTTGCTTCAGCGGATGCTCGACCGGCGTTCGATGCCTGTTCAATTTTCGCTCGATAATGGTCGATTTCCTTGTCAGCCCGCAAGTTTATCCAGCCGTTTTCGGTCAACTCAAAAAATTCCTCAAGAATAATTTTGATTTCCGATTCGTATTCACGCGCATTTATTTGTCGTGCAACAGCCGTTAAACCGGTGTTCAACGGGCGTTCATGCAGATAATATAAATC